ACACTGCTCCACTTCCAGTGTTTCCGTTACCAGGAGTATTTCCAACAATAACAGTGGGAGTTCCTTGATATCCAGATCCTGGATTTACAATGTCTCCCCCAATAATTCCTCCACCAGCACCACCACCAGGACCACCTCCACCACCAGGAGGTGTAGCACCACTTGGCGGAGGTTGTATAATTGGATTAATTTCTGCTGGTACTAATGGATTTCCACCAATTATATAAATTGAAGGTGGTCCAGCTTGTGCGGGCCCAGTATTGCATGGAGGAACAGATCCATCTAAACCTAATGAATTTCCTGCTTGTTCTAAAATGCTTCCCAAAGGTCCAGAAAGAGGATCCTGAATATTAATTCCACCCCAAGGACTCCATTCTTTAATTTCTGGAATACTTCCACCAGGATCACAAGATAAAAATTGTAGGACACCAGCAATTTTATCAATAAGTCCACTTATGCTTCCAAGTGCTCCACCAATTGCACCAGTAATTCCTGATAGGATAGAGTTAATTGGACCAAAGATACTATCTAATGCATTTGATATTTGACCAAGTGCCTTGTCAATAATTTTTCCAACCATACTTTCGATAGCACACATTGGAGCATTTACATACTTATTGATTAACTCTTTTAAAAATGCAGTCAAAAGTTTTAGAAGCCCATCAATAATTTTATTTATTATACAGGCCAACGTATCTGTTCCTTTGTTTTGTGCTTCATTTAATTTTGGTCTTTCATTCGGCATCAATAAATCAACAGTATCTTTTACAAGATTATTCAAAGCAGTTACCACAGCTCCACGAATTTTTGAAATCAAAGATTTCATAAATCCAGCAATCATGGATGCGGATTTGTTTAGTTCAGCTTGAAGAATCTTTGTCGGAGCAGTTGCAGCACCAAAGAATGATGATTGTGCCGACTTAATTTTATTGACAACTGCAAGCAAATTTTTAATCACAACTTGCATCGAATCCATTTCACTTGAAGACTTCTTGTCTGCATTTGTCAGAGCAGTTGATTCATTTCCACTCAATGCTTGTTTTACATCACCAACTGATGCAACGTTTACTCCCGTGCCTTCTCGAATCGGCATCGATCCTGGACTAAGTGACTGATCCTTATCTGCTACTGGAACTTGTCCCGACAATCCTGCCATTCCTGTTCTTGGGACAAATCCCTCCTGAGGATCATCACCATACAATTCTGTGTTGTCATTCGTTCCCAAACACCCAAGGATGACGGGTTGCTGCCTGTCTAACCCGTCTTTATAGAACCCCATCACAAAGTTACCTTGACGGATGTTGGGGGTCATTCTAGACCCTCCAAGACCAGATCCAGCAGTTACTGGATAAAGAACCTCGCACATTGGGAGTTCTTCATCAGAAACCTCGTCTGTTTTATTTTTAGTCTGATTACCGAATATTCTTACTTTATAGCGATAACCAAATCCTTTTACATCATCTTTATCCTGTCGGAGTTTTGGATTGATGTTATCTCTCCATGTTGAATCATCAACAACTTGACCCAACCAAAGATTGAGTCCACCTCCTCCAAAAGTTTGTTGATCAAATAATCCGCTCATTAGTCGTCAAAGATTTTACATTCTGGTGCATCTGGATTTGTGTCACAGTAGAGTTCAAGTGACGTTGGATCATAATGATCTTCTGGATGACGCTCATGATATGATTCCAACCCTTTTAGTTCTCCCTCAATATGCCTACGTTGTTGAGAAGAGATAGTTAGATCTTCGAGAATCTTTTTATCTTGTTCAATATGTTTTTCGATACTTTCCATAGTTTTACTTATCGTAAGAATCTCTTACGAGAATTAGTTTACTTACTGTTCTTGATGGTGTCAACTTATGACATAATTCCGATATCATATATAGTCCACTATTTGTCTTTTCTGCTTTTGGAGTATTCCCTGCGGAAACTTCTGGTATTTCTATGTATACCATATCTCCAACATTTACTCCTAAATTTCCTGCAATTGTAATGGAAAGTTGAATTGTAAATGCTTGCTGATATCTCATTGCTGCCTGAGCAGCTGTGTCTGTCAGTTCCAAATTTGGTTCATCAACTTTTTTAAGTTGTTCCTTTAAATTAGATCCTGCCGGAAGAGTTCCAATGTCTTTAATATAGTTAAAGTATCTAGAAGGACTTTCAATGAAAGTTGGATTTACTCTTTTTGATATATTAGTTTTTGCTGCTTTTTTAATTCCACCCTCTTGATCATCTACTGAGAAACCATTCTCTTCGTATTTTTGATCATATGGATTGTAATCATATGTCTCAGTATTATATGTTCCCATTTGAAGATTTTTTTGAAATTCGATGTTGGAATCAAAAGAATAATCTATGATTTTAGCATCAAACCCCGATGGAATTTGATCCGTAGTTTCCGTGTATATTAACTTTACTTTTTTTTCTTGTTTGAAGAGTTCATCAACTGACTTAAAATTGTATCCATAATAAGTTTCAAAGAAAAGATAACCAGCTACTTGTCCTTTTTTGAAAGGAACTGCTTTCTTTGCAAGAGATAAACACCAATAAAATGGTTTATAACCTACTCCAAGAAAATTGAATTTATTAACAGTCTCGTCGGCATTCAGCGCTTTTGATGTTCCCAAATCTCTATCAAGTATAGTCCCCACGCTTTCGGAAATTTTTCCTTCAAATTTCTTTCTAACTCTTTTACTTTCATTCATTAAAAGTTCTTTTGAGCACATTGTTATTGTGTATTGCTGAACTTTGGTTGAATTACTTAATCCAATAATTTCATCGATATACATCTCCAAATTATATTGATTGTTATAATTGTCAGTGAAACCAATTTGAACTTTCTCGCCGCCAGCAAGTTTGAGACTATCAAAGACACTCGAAACGTTACCTCCACCAGGTTCTGCACCAGCGTCAAGAACTGTTGCTGTTGCTCTCAGTGACACATCAAAAACACTTTCTTCATAAGTAAATTCCATCACAAGTCTTCTGATATCTTTTTCACCAGAGGTGTTAGAAGTTATCAGAAATTTTGTAATATCAGAACTTGAAAGTGCAACATTAACGCCCATATTTTATCCAGCAAAAAGATTGTCTGCCATACTATTTACCTCACCAGAAGCAACCACAACCTTAGTTCCTCCTCTCATTGGCATTGGAATTGGAACTTCTTTTTCAATAATCATTGGTTGAACAACAACTTTGGTTTTTGCCTTATCATAATTCATGGTTTGTTGAAGTCCCTTGAATGCACCTGGAACAACCCCACCACCATGAGCGGCACCAACAATCTTTGCTGCTTTATATGATAAATCATAATCTCCTTTTCCAATTGGGCCAGATCCATATGTTGCCCAAGGTATATCAAATGCAGTTCCGTCTGTTGGATCACTATAAGTTGGTTTACCACCAACTGGACCATAGTGCCCACCTGTTGCAGAGTGTTTTCCAACACTCGTAAATCCCTCAAATTCATATGGTTTATAACCAGATGATTTTAATTTTTTAAATGCATTAACAGCGGCAGATCTAGAATTAAAACCGAAATGATCGTGAGCATTAATTTGTCCAGCGTGTCCAGCATCATATCCCTTTCTGTTTGGATTTCCGTGCAACCATTGAACTACTGATCCTTTTGGAACATCCCCCGCAGGACCTTGCTGCTCTTGCCCACCACCTTCTTTTGCTCCTTTGTTTATATCTTTTTGATTCCAATTCATGGTTTGTTGAAGTCCCTTGAATGCATCTGGAACAACCCCACCACTTGCAAATTTTGCAGTTAAAACATTTTTTACCTGAACATTACTCAACCAATCTGCTTCCGATGCCTGAGCTCTATTTTGCAACAGTCCAAGATGCAAATGTGGAACTTTATTGGCAACACCCATTGATCCTATTGTTTGTCCTGCTTTAATTGGAATCCCAGATTTATTCTCAACTGCACCAGAAAGTGAAGAAAGGTGAGTTCCATAAGCATATTTGATTGTTTTTCCCCCATATTGAAATGGTTTAGATAATTGAACCAGAAATGAATGTTGCGGTTGATAACCGGGTTTATTTGGATTAGAATCATCCTTCCAAGAGGTATGCCCTGTTTCTGCATAGAGTAGGGTACCACTAACAGGAGAAACAATTGGATCCCCTGTTTTTCCAATAATATCTAAACCACTATCAGCAGCATAACCATAACTTCCTCTAACCCCTGGTGATGATCTTGGAGTAGGATCTTTTAGTCCAAAAGAACCAGAACTTTCTAATATTTCTGCGGGAAAATTTCTACGGTCTCCACGATCATCAACAGCACCGCGGCCTAACATTCTACCCTTTTTAACTTTTGATAGTGCTGCTTTAACTTTTTCAGCAGTCATAGCACTGCTTTGTCCTGGATAATAAAATCTACCTTGTGCGTTTGGAAGAGATGCAAATTCCTGAGACAAACCTTGCATAAACTGTTCGTCACTGATTTCATTCTTCAACCATCTTTCACCACCTCTTCCTTTGATGTTAACATTAATAATAATTTTTTCTTGGTTTTCAGGGCTGTAAAGATCTTTATCTGGATTTAAACCTGCTGTTTTGGCTCTATCAACCAAGAATTGTGGTAGTTGCTGATATTTTCCTACTGCACCAGTCGCTCTTCTTGCCACATCAGCAATAGTCATTTTTGTTGCACCAGGTAAAGTTGTGCCGGGATACATCGCCTCATAGTTTCCACCAGATTCTTTACCTGCAATCAAATCTAAAAGTGGACCCCAGGTTCCTTCTGTCATACCACCAGGACCACCTCCACCAGGTTCAGGTTCTCCACCAGGTTCAGGTTCTCCACCAGGTCCAGGTTCACCGCTTTTCTCTTCTTCAAGTTCAAGTTCTATGGATTTAATTTCTTTATCCAAATAATTTGATAAAGACATAACAGATTTTTTATTATCTGATGGATTCAAAGAAACAACAGTTGATACAACTTGACCACCTTTTTCAAACTTTAATGCGGAACTTAATTTTGAGGCAGATGCTGTAATTCCTTTAAACGCATCAAGGTTTGAAAAATTAGTCAGTTGTCCACCAACAGATTCTAAAACTCTACGATCAACTTTCATTCCCAACGCAAGTTGAATCGCAGCAAACATCGATCCACCAATTAATGGAACATCTTTTACTTTGTTTGCGAGATTGATCAGTCCTTTAATATAAGATGGTAGTTTACTCTCATCACCACCAAATCCAAAAAATGAAAAGAGTTTTTTAACTCCACCTACGATTGCACCACCTATTGAAGATGGTGTTAGTTTTGCAAGATTAATTTTTGGTATTGGAGGAAGTCTCATCATTCCACCAATACCTGGTAATCCTGCACTTAATTTACCTAAAAGTCCACCAGAAACGTATGAAGTAGCAATAGAATCACCAAGAGAAAATGAATCAATATATCCACCAGATTGTTTTTTCTTTATTTGTGCAGAGGCACCTCCAAATATTCCAAATTTATCCCACCAAGGACGTTTTTCCTCTAATTTTTGCTTATTTGTCTTGGTTGAACTTGATTTTAATTCAGGTTTTTTATCTCCAAAAATCATATCATATAAGACACCACCAACAGCATCTCCCGCCATACCACCAGCGAGACCACCAAGAAACGTTCCTGCACCAGGAACAACAGATCCAGCAGCAGCACCAACAGCACCCAAAAGAGTAGCACCAATTGCTCTAAATGCTGCTCGACCGAGACTTTCACCCAAAGCAACGGCAATTGCAAAATCAACCAATCCACCAATAACAGGAAGTCTCTTAACAAGAGGTCTGATAAATTTGCCAGCAGATTTTTTTAGTCCTTGTTCACCAAGTTCACCAGCTGCTGGTAAAAGTTTAGGAGAAGTTGCTCCTGTTATTTTAGGTCTTTGTCTTAAAGGATTTCTAAGATCTGGTCTTCCAGCAGTAGATCCACCCGTCGTTGTAACTCTTGGACGATCTCTAAGAGGATTTCTAAGATCTGGTCTTCCAGCAGTAGATCCACCCGTCGTTGTAACTCTTGGACGATCTCTAAGAGGATTTCTAAGATCTGGTCTACCTGCTGCTTTTCCGCCAGAAGTAGTAACCTTTGGTCCACCACCTCTTGTTCCTGCGCCAGGACGACCACCTCTTCCACCACCAAATCCTCCACCAGCGGCACCCGCCATAGCAAGTATTAGAGAAAGATTCATTACCTGGTTAAAGATCTCACCAAATTTGTCAAATGCTTTTGCAGCATTCTCACCACCAAGTTTTTCAACAAAACCACGAGTTGAGTCGTATGCTTTATATCCCCAATCTATAAAAGTTACAAGACCATTTAATAAGAATCCAGCGGCATCAATTAAAAATTCAATCGCTGGGGCTATAATTTTTGCAAGATCAATTAATTTTGGTAATAGGGGAACTAATCTAATTGCAATAAATCCCAGTAGAACAGCGGTTATATAATTTTTAATTCCTTCCCAAATGTTACTAAATGGTTTTTTAACCTTATTGCCCATTCCTTTAAGAATTCCACTACCACCTTTTTCATATTTTCCTTCTTTTTTCTTTCTTTCAGTGTCAGAACTTTGTTTTGCGAGTTGTTCTTCTTCTCTTCTTTTTTGAGAAAAAGATCCTTTTAATAGTTTATCAATCTCAATAACTTTATCTTTGATATATCTTACATCTTCTTCAAGAGTTCCTTTTCCCCCACCTGATGATGTTTTTGTTGAAGTTTGTGTTCCTACATTTTTTTCAATAGTTTTAGAAAGAGTAGGTGTTAACAGAGGTGTTAACGGTGCTTTTGGTCGAACAATAATTGCCGATGATTTTTTATCACCAAAATTTTGACCTACGGTTTTTTTAGATTTTACTTTTAGTAAATTCTTACCGATATTTGCAGTTTTTGCAATTTTTGATCCAGAGGGAATCATTTTACCACCAGATCCAGTGAGTTTAGGAAGTGCCATTTATTTTACCTCCTATACAAGACCATACATGGTTTTTGCATTTCTTCTAGAAGAGTTAGAAGAAACACTGACACTTGGAACTTTGGTTGCAAATCCTGCTCCTCCGCCGCCGGGCCCTCCACCCATGGATTGAACAATTGGAGGTAAAGTGGAAATAATAGAATCATCAGACATTACTGGTTGACCAACTGCCATCGATGATCTAGAAAGAGTCCCAAGTTTAGCAGCAGTTGAGTTACTATCTGTTGAAGCAACCAATCTGTCGATTGCATTTGGTCCACCAAGTCTTGTTACTGTATCGACAGGAAGAATATATTCACCAGGTTGAGTTAAAACTGCTTGTCTATCTGCTGTTGCACCAGGAATACTCATTCCAGTATTTTCAGTAATTCCACCACCCTGATATCCAAGTTCTTTCATCATTGCTCTTCTTCGAGCTAAATTAGCACCAAGACCTTGTTGATTGGCATAGTCTGTTGGTTTTGAAGATCTATGCTTTTCCACGACTTTACCCCAGTTCCATGGCATCCAAGATGGACCCACCATTCCACCACCCTGATATCCAAGTTCTTTCAGCATTGCATTTCTTCGAGCCCAATTAGCACCAAGACCTTGTTGATTGGCATAGTCTGTTGGTTTTGAAGATCTATGCTTTTCCACGACTTTACCCCAGTTCCATGGCATCCAAGATGGACCCACCATTCCACCACCTTGCATTTTTTTAACTTGTGCAGAAGCACCAACAATCTTTGCTGCTTTATATGATAAATCATAATCTCCTTTTCCAATTGGGCCAGATCCATATGTTGCCCAAGGTATATCAAATGCAGTTCCGTCTGTTGGATCACTATAAGTTGGTTCACCACCAACTGGACCATAGTGCCCACCAGTTGGAGAGTGGCCTCCAACACGGCCAAATCCCTCAAATTCATTTGGGTCATAACCAGATGATTTTAATTTTTTAAATGCATTAACAGCGGCAGATCTAGAATTAAAACTGAAATGATCATGAGCATTAATTTGTCCAGCGTGGTCAGCATCATATCCCTTTCTGTTTGGATTTCCATGCAACCATTGAACTACTGATCCTTTTGGAACATCCCCCGCAGGACCTTGCTGCTCTGGTCTACCACCTTCTTTTGCTCCTTTGTTTATATCTTTTTGATTCCAATTCATCTTGACTTGTCCAGTTTTTGGATCAACAATTGATGAAAAACGATTGATAGCATCCTCAATCATTTTGAGTGGTTTGGTTTTGTCAGTTAATCCACTCTTACCCATAGTTCTCTCTATGGTTTGCTGTGGTCTACCTATGGGTCCTGGTGCTGCTTTCTTCGGCAAATTAGCAGATTGAATAATTGATAATGCAGTATTACCAACCTTTAATGCTTGATCATAAAGTCCAGCACCAAATTGCGTACCAGACTGCATAAGTTTTGATACATCTTTTTGTAGTCTATCTCCTTTTAAATAATTTTGACCTTGTACAATTAAATTTTGTCCTTGATTTGCTAATCCTTGTGCAAATCCTTGTCTTTGATTTGCAAATCTTTGTCTCTGGGCATTGTATCTTTGCGTTCTATACTCATCTACAGTATGAATATTACCACCAGGTTGAACATTTTTAGATACAAATTGACTAGGTTGTTGAGATATACTGTCATACATTCTTTTAAGTTTATTTCCCCTTTCACCCATGTAAGTTCCACCAGCAGGAACTTCATTTCCCTCCCCTATCATTCCACCATTTGCAAAAGCAGGAAGAACTAATCCACCACCAGAAGCAGTCTGAACATTCTTTGCTAGTTTAGGTTTATTTGCATTAGAACCACCATACTTTTTGTTTAATGACAGGAAGAAATTAGATCCTAATGCATCTACTGTTTCCTTGTTAATAACAACTTCACCTGGTCGAGCAGCAATCAACTGAGTATCAACTCCTGCTCCTCTAATATCAGTTCCACTTGCTGTGGTAACTTTTCCACCTTTACGGAAACCATAAGACTTAGTTTGTCCTGTATCCATTCGATACAGTTGCTCTTTTGCCTCTGCGTCTTGTCCCGTTAATCTCTCATAGAAATTTGGATTATTTGCTTTTCTTTCAAGATCTGCTCTTACTTTATTCGTTCCTTTTTCTGCAACTGCTTTATCGGTCTTTCTTTCTTGCTCATCAACTGTTTGTGGGAATAGCTTAGGTATTACTGCACCAGCAGAAAACAATGCTGCCCCAGCTAACAATGGATTTTTTGCCATCGCGGTGAGTAATTTTGGAACAACCGAAATTGCCATTCTGGCTGTCCACATTCCAATCTTAGCAATAAATCCTATGGCAAATCTAGTAAATGAATTACCAAAAATTAAATATGCTCCAAGAAGTGCTGGCCACCAATCCTTTAAGAATCTACCAATACTTTGTATTTTACCTTGATTTGATGGATCTCCAATCCAATCCATCAATTTAACAAACGCTCTTCCTAAAAAGAGAGCAGTCAAATAATTCAAAATTCCATCCAGTATATTACTGAATGGTTTTACAGTTTTGTCAAATGCCTTTTTAATTTTATTATCTTTCTCTTTCTCAACCTCTTCTTCTTTTCCTGAACGTTTTTTATTTTCTGCCCCTAGTCTTTGAAGTTCTGCTTGTTTGCCAAAGAACTTATTTTGATCACTTAGAGTGTTGAAGATTGAATCAACAGTTTTTCTAATTGCTCTAACATTTTTTTCAAGACTATCAGATTCCAAAAGACCAGTTGCTCGTTTTAGAGTTACATCTTTTACATTAACCTTTATGACCTCTGGATCTTCTTTTGTTGGTGGTTTAAGTGCAAGAGGAGAAACTCTTGTTCCTGGCAACATTTTAATACTTGGGCCACCTGGTGGTGGAGTTCCAGTTCCATCAGTCCCAGATCCACGACCTACCTGTGTTTTTGGTCCACTTTCAACACCTAAGAAATTTTCTATAAAATTCTTAAAAGCAACTTTATCTCGACTTGCTTTAAAGGCTTTCTTTCTCTCTTCGGGTGTTAATTGCTCACCAGCAATAGTTCCCTCAGTAGCAATTTCTTTACGAAGTCTTTCAAAATTTTCAGCACCAAAAAACTCTTTGGGATCAACTGCACCGCCCCTAACGGTAACTTTTCTTTTTGGTGGACGACCCCTAAAACTTGCCATTAGAATGTTGAATGCTTCGCGTGTTCCTGCTTCATTTTCTCTTCTTCAATATGATTTTTAAGGAAAGTGACGTAAATATCCCGTTCCCAGGGAATCATATTTTCAATTTCAGTCAAAGAATATTTATGGAACTGCATTAAGGAAAAATTCAACTCATAGTAGTTCATCAGATCCATGTGGATCATTCCTAACCGAAAAAACTGGCAAGACCCTCCAATACGACAACACTACTTTTTCCCGTGTTTGGATTTTTTACTTTCACATCATGACTGAGTTTTGGCATTGTTTCAAAGAATGATTCAATACCTTTAAACTGAGTAGAATTCATTGATTCAAGGAAATCAACAATTTCTTGTTTTGTACAATCAGCAGCCGCCCATGCCTCCTCCTCGGTATAGATTTTATCTACACATGAAGCAATTAGTTCAAAGGATTGATCCATTTGATTTCCTTCTTTGAAATCAAAGTTTGCTTTTATAAATTGATCAAGAGATGGATACTTCATTTCCACCATGATTGAATCATCAACCTTAAACTTGGTTGTATGTTTTGGATCTTTTTTAACCTTAATATCTTCCAGATTAATCTTTATTGGAACCTGAGTCTCTTCATCATCGGGACAAATAATATTAACTTCAACTTCTTCTCCAACAGATTTTCCACGAATATTAAGGAAGAGATATTCAATATCAAAAGTTGGCAGATCTTCTACCTTAATTCCTTTTGTTTGAATACAATTTTCGATAACAGTTTTTACTGCTCTTGTAATTTCCTTTGTGTCTTCTGTTTCCATTGCCAGAACAAGAAGTTTCTCCTCTTTAACAAGAAAAGGTCTGAATTCGATCTTTTGTTCTGTGGATGGCAAAGTCAACTCGTATGATGGTGTTGCAATTTGTGGTAAAGGCATGATGTCTTATAGAATGTTCGGTGTGATTATTTATAGAGGTTGTGCCAGAAGGTCAAGTGTCCACTTTACTTTCCATTAGGACAATTGATGCAGTATAATATATGAGTAAACAAACAACTCTTATGCGTCAAATCTTTTTCGGTCTTGTTTTTCTTTATGGAGTCGGTTTGTCTTCTTACTTTGGATCTTGGGGAATCCGTGATATGGTTGCCCTAGAAAAAGCCGTCTCTGTTGGTGCTCAGCATGAAGAAATGCGTCATCGAATGAATGTTGCTGCTGAGGGTAACTGGTTCTTGTTGGCAAACTTAATTGCTGTTACTGGTGCTCTTGGAATGATTGGTTCGGTAAAAAAAGATGATTAAAATCTTAAAATATGCTGCCATCTCTTACGCTTTATTACTTGCGATAGTTTATCTAATTGCAATGATTATTCCAACACCATCAGCTGATATTCGTGAAGGATTTGCCCCAGAATTTTCATCAAAACAGTGAGGGTTATCAAGACCCTCTTTTTTTATGCAAAATCGGAAAGAGTAAAGTTCGTTGCATCCTGTGGTTTTTGTCCAGGTCCTTGCTTAAATTGAATGTTTCCACTACCGTCAACAGACCTTATAATACCATTATTATAATATTCATTTGTGACCACAATAGACGTTTTAGAAGTATCAGATGGTTGTGGTGGAGTTGGTGTCGGTGCTGTCGGTGTCGGTGCTGTCGGTGTTGGTTCTGTTGGACGAGGAGCGTTAACTGGATTAAGAAGATAACGAGTAAAGTTAAAGTTTATTGTACATTTTAAAAGTTGTGATGAATCATAACTCAGAGACATTGAATTAATTGAAGCAGGATATGCATCTAAGAATTTATATCTTGTATAAACAGATCCATAATCTTTTTCAAATTTATTGATGTAAATTGTTGAAGCATATTGAGATCTAAATCTAAATCTATGATTGTATGTGGACAATTCAACAGTACTAGAAGTGGATTCACCAACCATTGGTTCACCAGCAATATAACGAATCCATCCTTCAAAAAATTTTATTTGAGCATGATCATGATTTACATAAAACGTGAGACTTAAACTGTCGTCATATGACTTTCTATATGCAATTTTTTCAGTGACTCCAATATAATCATCTGTTAACTCATGAGTCATTAAAGCAGAACCAGGCAAAGAAGCTTCTGAGCAGGATAAATTTATGATATCTTGAAGATATGCATTCGAGTAAAACTTTTGTGGTGCTTTCCAAGAAGGAGGTTGTATTTCAACCGCATAATGTGAAGTGAGTGAGGGATTAAGCAGTTTTGTTTTAATCTCACTCATGAGTTTAGCGACTGGTGCTGCCATCTAAATACTACTGTTCCCTTTATATTATATGTAGGCATGAGAGAGGAAGGTAAATTCAGGCAAGGACGATTTCATTTACAAAACCCTGAAAAGTACCTTGGAAATGTTAATAATATCATTTATAGAAGTTCATGGGAGTTGAAATTTTTGAGATGGTGCGATCAGAACATCAACATCTTAGAATATGGATCGGAAGAATTCTTCATACCTTACATATCTCCAATTGATAATCGGATTCATCGTTATTATCCAGATTTCATCATTAAAGTTAGACATAAAGATGGATCTATAAAAAGATATGTGATTGAAGTAAAGCCAGATAAACAAACTCGACCACCAAAACAAGGAAAAAGAGTCACCAAGTCGTTCATATATGAAACAAAAACATACGCCATCAATCAAGCAAAGTGGACTGCTGCACAAGAATGGTGTAAAGATAGATTATTAGAATTTAAAGTAATCACAGAAAAAGAATTAGGTATCAAATAAAATGTCAGCAAGATTTGATCTACTATCTAAAAAAATTGATAGAAAATTAGATCCAGACGATATCATGCTTGATATTATGGAAATTTACAATGAGACTGAACTGATACCAGAAGTTGGAAAACATTATACTTTTGTTTACTCTCCAAAAACATCAGACATCATATATGATGAATATCCGTTAGTTGCTGTTTTCTCTGTTGAGAAATGGGGATTCAAAGCTCTCAATTATCATTGGGGTGCAATGAGAAACTATACATGGGTGGAAGTTGCTGGATATTTACACATCATTCCAAGCGAAGATGTTGGAAAACTTCGAGCAGTTCCATATCGTAATTTCAAAACATCACTATAAATAAAACAAAAACCTCATAAAATGGCAGAGAATTTACGATACCCAAAGAGACAACTCAATTCGGGTAATTTTCAGAGTGATTATATACGATTTTCAATCTTCGAATACAAGGGCAGTGCGGTCACTATCGCTGATACCTTCGCAACTGTAACTGCAAGAAAAGGAGCACCAAAAGGAACAATCGCTTTACCAATCCAATCAACAATTTCGGATCAAAACCTTGTAGATTGGCAAGACGATAGATTAGATTTTATTAAAGTAGCAGCAGCTGATGCCGGTTTAGAGTTCATGACAACTGGCGGAGTAAGAAAAAGTGCATCTTATATTTCAGCTGCAATAAAAAAAGCAACTGGTCAGACCAAAGACGGACAAACTCCTGCTGGTAGGTTAGTATCAACAGCACTATTAGAGAATGCTCTTGGTGCAAATTTACGTTCAAGATTTTCAGGAGAAGTTATGAATCCTAACTTAGAACTCCTGTTTACTGGACCAACATTGAGAACTTTTAATTTTAGTTTTTTTATGTCAGCAAGAAGTCCAGAGGAAGCAACTGAAATTAAAAAAATTATAAACGCTTTTAAGAAAAATATGGCACCAAAAACAACTGAGTCTCTTTTCTTAAAATCTCCAAATATTTTTGAAATAAAGTATATGAATGGAGAAGGGAAAGTCCACAAATCTTTAAATCAAATAAAAATTTGTGCGCTTCAAAATTGCAGTGTTAATTATACCCCAGCAGGAACTTACAGTACGTTTGGAGACACTGATAACACAATGACTGCTTATAGTATGATTCTACAATTTGTAGAACTTGATCCTATCTACGATAAGGATTATGATACTCATCCAATAGGTTACTAAGATGGCATACTACTTTCGATCAATTCCAGATATTGAGTATGTCAATCGTTTTCCGAATGCAAAACTATCGGAATATATTCGTTCAAAAAATATTTTTACAAGAGTCAAAATAAGAGATGAAATCTTTCAAAATATGATGTACTTTACTAAGTACAGTATTATTGGTGACGAAAGACCAGATAATGTTGCATACAAATATTATAATGATCCTACTTTTGATTGGATGGTTCTTTTATCCAATAATATCACTAACGTTTATAATGAATGGCCTTTAACTCAACAAGCGTTTGATACATTTCTTCTTGAAAAATATGGAACATATGATAAGATGAACGAAGTTCATCATTATGAGACGGAAGAAGTTTTAAATTCGATCGGGTTAAGAATCTTAGAAAAAGGACTTAGAGTCCCATCAAATTATTCAGTATCATTTTTTGATTCTGGTCTTGGCACTGAGGTTATAAAAACTGGAATTACAAATCCAGTGACTAATCTGGACTATGAAATCAAAAAAGAAGAAACAAAAAGAAATATCTATTTGATTCGAGACACCTATGTAAGTATGATCGTTGATGATCTTGTAAATGCTCTTGAATACAAAGAAGGTTCCACCCAATTTGTGAGTGAAACCTTAAAGAGAGTCGATAATATCAGACTATTTCAGTAATTAACTGTCTGCCAGTTTTTGGAAATAGGAAAGAGTATCGTCGTCATCTTCTTCAACCGCAGAACGAGACAGAGAACTTATTTTTTGACTCAGTTCTTCGGGAAGTTCAGATTCTTCGGAACGATTGAACTTAGGAGTGAAAGACCTTGCTTCAACTTCCTCTTCTTCAACGTCCTCATTGTAGGAACTTGAATTAGAACCCTTTTGACCAAGAACATCTTTCAGACGTGCTTCAAGTTGCTCATACGTCTTGAATGAAGAAGGAGAAACAAACTCATCGAGTGAGTATTCTTTTTTCCAAAGTGCTTCCAGAGCATCATCATCATCCAGCAGCGGAGAAACACGATCAAACTCAGACTTGTCGTAGTTCCAATAGCCGTCAACCTTTCGGATTTTCAGTTTAAAGTTAGCACCTTGCCAGAAATCAAAAGGATTGATAGGAGTTTCATCTTCAAACTCAGGTTGCATCGATGCCATGATCTTATCAAAGATCTTCTTGCCGTATTTGAAGAGAAATACTTTACCCTCATTTGAAGGATTGGCATTATCTTGCACAACATAGATGTTTGAATAGTAAGACAGTTTACGCTTCTGCTTACGCACAACTTCTTTGTTTGCTTCGCTTCCAGTATTCCAAAGTTCGCGGTTGTATTCACCCACAGGATCCTTCTGACCAATCGTGGTCAGAGAGTTCTCAATATACCAACCACCAGGACCTTGGAAAGCGTGAGAGTATACCTTTGCCCAAGGAAGATCTTCACCCTCAGGTGCAGGCAGGAAATGAATCACAGCATAACCATTACCAGTCTTATCCAGTTCTGGTTTCCAGAGACGCTCATCTGCACCACTGGTAGTATTGCTCATCTTCTCTACTTCTTTGACCAGTTTCTGAGTCAGATTACCGAGAGAAGATTGTTTTTTAAGAGCAGCAAAAGACATTCGGATTACCTCGTATTTGATGGATTTGGTTTTTGTGTACCCTGTTACTATATCAGGAAACTTCGCCTTTGTCAATCTGACCACGCATGACGCTGATCATTTTACTCATGTTAGCAAAGATCACATTCATGTCAACATTTTCAGGAAGTCCCATCAAAATTGCGGATTCAATAATTTGTTTTTTCATGCGAATCGCTTCTGGATCATCAGAAAGGATTAAACGAGTATACATAATCCTTTGCTTTTCAAGAAGTTCTTCAAGCAAATTCACATGTTTAATTTTATCTTTCGTGGTCATACCAGGAAACTTAAACACACTCTCATAAATTTCTTCTTGAAGTTCCGTAATTTTAGCAATTTCAGCGCGAATTACTGCTGAATCAAAAAAACTCATTTTCCTCCTAGAACAAATTCCTTTAAAATATGAGTATAACGTTGTATATCAATATTTAGAAAGGGTTTATACTTTTTTATTCGTCTTGATACTAAGTTCCAAACAGGATCATCAAGTCTTTTATCATAAACACTCGAAAAATCTAAAATACTATTTAAAATCATAAAAGTTTCAAGTGAAATATTTGATTGTAGATACTCTTTAAGAATCGGTGGATGTCTTCCTCTTTCAATAGCAAACATTTTATCAAAATTCTTAGAGTCAAAAATTGACTCCGATTCTTCCTTAAAAGTATATGCGAGAGATTGAACTCTCTTTCTCCAAGAAACATAATTAGTTTCTCCGTTCTTGATAATTTCACCTATCCACATTCTTTCGGGATCATCGCAAGAAACAAAATTGGCAACAAAAAAGTCTAAAATCTCTCGATCTGGTTTTTGTCTTGATAACTTTTCAAACCAATAGCGATCTCTCCTTTTATAAAAGGATTGAAGAGATGCTCGACTTTTTCCGCAATACTTATGATAGTCGTAATTATCTTTGCAGAAGTGTTGCTTCATGGAAAGATAAGTCTTATAGCAATCAAATGGAGACATTATGAAAAAACTAATAGAGGCAAATTTTTTCTGGGAATTTTTTTCGACCTAAATGGAATTAAAGAGGCAATTTTGCTCGCGAGGACCTCTTCAAGTAGTTAAATCGCATGGCTTCACCACGAATCTTTTCTTTGAGTGGTTTCGAAATCAGTTTAGGAACAGATTCGATGTCCAAACTATTTTGCTCACAAAAATAAACGATAGCATCAATGTATGTCATGTTCTTATCGTTTTGAACAATTTTTTCAATCTCTTGTGCAAATCTAGACGGGCAATAAAACTTGCTCTCTAAAACTTTTTCAAGTTCTTTTTCCATAGGTTTCCAGTTTGTATTCCACAAACTCTCTAATGTACTGAGCGAGTAATTTAATGTATTTGGTTTTATCATATTCTTCATAAACAACGCATTCTCCGTTTTCACATGCCATAAGGATTAAAAGTTTTTTTACTGGTATGTTCGTCAACTCATAGAACATACAGGCATAAGCTGCCGCTTGAACAAAATAATGATCAATCCAATTTCTTGGTTTTGGTTTCTTAGAAGTTTTAAAGTCAATGATTGCTAGTTCACCATTATATTCAGCAATACAATCGACTGTTCCAGCAACTCCAAGTTTTTTACTAAACAAAGACTTTTCAAGAGCATGAATATTATTAATTTTGTTCAATTCCTTTTTTGAAATACGAAAAAGCATTTCTGAAATGGGAAGAACATCAGTTGGCAAATTATCATTCTTTAAATACATCTCAGTAAGTGAGTGCATATCAGTTCCACGACTTGTTGCCTGACGTGTAATTTTGTCTGCTTCTTCTTGACCGATCTTTCTTCGCCACTCAGCAAAGAATTCTCTATTTTTGTGACTCGTAACTGATGTGATTGATACTAAGCGAAGGAGTTCGTTACCATTTGGAATTTTATAGTAACGAACTCCATCGATTGTTTCTCTTTCAAGACTCGGAAGATCACATTCTACATGATTAAATTTCATATTTAAGTAGTTTCGCTTTTGGCAAGAAGATATTCTTTAACAATTCCTGATCTTACAATATCATCAAGATTAAATTCTATTATATCAAAAGAAGGCATTTTACGCAAAATTTTGATGAAGTCAATAATACCGTTTCTCTCATTTGTTTTGATAAGATCACTCTGAGTGGCATCACCGCAGAACATGATCTTACAATTCTCACCAACACGAGTGATAATAGAATCGAGCTCGTGAAAATTCAGATTCTGAAATTCATCGACGAGAATAATTGAACTGTCAATAGTTGTGCCACGAAGAAATGATGTGCTCCAAAACTTGATTGTCTCTTGATTTTTTAGATTACCATAGAGCATTTCAAATTCTGCATCGGATGTCATCTCAAACATGTATTTCACCATGTTTTTGTAAGGAATTTGATAAAGTGAGGACTTGTCTTCATGATCACCAGGAAGAAACCCAATTTCACGAGTAGAAACAAGAGACCTAACAATATAAACTTTTTCGTAAGGTAACGTTTCATCTAAAACATCTGCAATCGCATTGTAAAGAGTGATAAATGTTTTACCAGTTCCTGCTGCTCCATAGGCAACAATATTTTGACCATTTTTGTATGCATCAAACAGTAGTTGTTGATTTTTGGTAATCGGATCAATATCAATGAGGAAATTATGGTTAATTGGTTTTCTTCTCTTCATCTGTTTCGCTGTCATTCCAACGCCAATATTTTCGCTGGAAACACTTGTTTTCCTTCTTGCCATAATTTCTAACCAATTTTCTTGACAGTGGATCCAGGTGCCTTAGATGCCTTTTCGAGGACATCATTCCACCCTGGATTTTTTTGAATCAACTTATCTCTCCACTCTCCAACCTCTCCGACACCTGGAATAGTTGATAGGTCAGACCAATCTCTATCCCAATCAGGATTATCTTTTTTCCACTGGTCCCAATCATGAACACTCAAAACTACTTCTTTGCGTTCACCAGTTTGTTTGTTAAAAACAGGATAAGTTGCCATTCTTTCTTATAATATGTGTGTTTATTTATTAAGTCCACTCAAGTGCTTTTGAAACGGTTGGAAAATGTTCGCAGAAAATTGCTTTGCACATACTAGCAATTTTCATATGCTCCTGTTGTGTTTCATGCCCACTACGAAGGTCAATATATGTTATCCATGACCTGCAAGATCCGCTCATATAGATGCGTGTGGGCGTCGCTAAGGGCAGTACAAACCTTGCACATTCCTTAGCAACTCCCTGAGTCAATAGAAAATTATATACATCTTGAGCATCACGAAACAAATCTTGTATCATTTTATTCATGGCAAATACTTTTTCTTCCTCAAGGTCATCAGTAGAATTTTGACGATTCTTTGTATCCTGACGACGCAACTCTGGAATTGGGATGTCTGATGCTAAGAGATTAGTATCTGCATAGTGTTGTGAAAATTCTTGGAATGTAAAAGACCTATGATGCAAAATTTGAGCTGCGATTGCTCTCGATGTCTCAATTTCAAGAGTCATAAAAGATTGTTCAAATACAGACCAGTGCTCATGAACAATACAATATTTGAGTAGACCTTCAAATGAAGGATTGTCTTGATTATTTGGATTAGAAACACGAGCAATATATGCCATGTTTTCCTCAGGATTGGGTGTACATTGCACAAATTTAACACTATTCATTCAACACTCCTCACAGTTACTTCTTTTGTATTCCTTACGAATTTTTTTGAGTTGTTTTAATTCTTCTTTGATAAGTTGATAAGTTTATAGGCAGCGTCGCTATCAATTTTATCTCCCATTTCCATAGCAATGATTACATCTACTCTGGTTCCAAAATGAGATAGAGCTTTTTCAAAACAGTCTAAATCTTCATACATTTTTTGATCCTCTACACTGTTCAGCAAGAATGTCTATACGAGCATCTAAGGAATTTTCCATTCGATAAAGTTCATTTGTAGTTCCTACATTTTCTCTTTCCAATTTCTCGATTCTATTTTCCAACTCAATGAGTTTTGTATAAACATTAATATCTTCGACTATTGGTTTTTGTGATGGAGAGAAAAACCACCTAATAAGTTTAATCATTCCAACTTTGTTCGTTCAGGTACATTCTAAAATACTTATCGATGTTTGTACAGTCCTTGTTTCCTTGACTGACCCAGAAATCACAAAACTCAAATACTGCTCTACAATGATCATTTAAGTAATGCATCAAAGCTCGTAAACATTCTGCTCTAATTTGCAATCTTTCCTCTGAATATCTCCAATCGTTTATTGTATTTTCGTTTTTTGTATAAAGACTCTCATTGTTAATCGGGTGCGCCATCGTCCTCGTCGTAAGTTGAGTAGTTTGTTTTGAAACCAGGAAGTTTATTTAAATCTACTGACGTTTTATAAGAATCAACATCAGAGTACACCTCAGATTCTAACGCTTCTACGACAGATTTCAATTGTTTTACAATTTCTTTTAGTTTTTGACGATCCATAATAACGCCTCACTCTTATTAGTTATACAAGATGAACGTTAGAGGATTATTATATCTCTACACATATTATATAGGAAGTTTTGTGTGTATTTCCTGATACAATTTTTAAAATTGTTCTGGATTCTCTTCCAATTCTTTTAGAAGTTCACTAATAATCTCTTCCGTCCCATACATTTGCTTTAACTCAAACATTAGAGACTTCATATATTTTTTAAGTTTCTTATACTTTTTGGTTAGTTTTGCAATCTCATCAAAGTCAACGGTGATTTTTGCATCTTTTCCAACTCTTCCCTCATTAGGAACTCCACCAAATCCCGCACTCATCTTGATTTATTTCCTTTACTAATTTTCTTATCAGAACTCCCCCATACTTTTGGATTTACTCTACCTTCAGATTGTTTAAATCCCTTAAATCCTTCTCTATATCTGTCCCAGTAATAATCAAAAATTTCAACTTGTTTATCTGGAATTACTAGGTCATAACACATTCTACCTTCGTCTTCATACCAAACCAGGTAGCAAGTATGTGGCAAATTTCGATCATTTGCCACAGACGGATCACAATCCTGATGCAAAATTTTCAAGTCCTATTCCCCCATTTAATATCTGGATAAGCTTCCTGAACAACTATAAATGAAATATTATACTTATCAGTTAGTTTTTTGTCCTTAACCAGGATAAGGATTTCTGCTTCTTTTGGGTGAAGCATTTCAAGAATGTTAATAAACATCGTCTCTCTTCTGAGACTCGAAAGTTGATCGTTACCGCCTTTTACAAAGTTGAAAAGTTTTGTCCATTCTTTTCTGAGACTTGAACGAAGACGACCCTTTTTATCCTCATTCATTGAAGATGAACTGGACCTATCCAAAGCATCCACTGCAAAGTTAATCTTATCACTCAGACTTCCGCTTTGAGTTGCTCCCTCATTAAAAGTATTATATGGAACTGGACCCTCTGGAATAGCAGAGAGAATACTTTCATCAAAATTCCAAATAAAAAGTGATTTAATAGAATCGTGAGAGTAGTTTTTAAGAACCTCCACCTTTTTGGCATTGCTTCTTTGTTTCGATGCTAATTCAAGCACCTCGTATGCCATTGGATTTTGTGGAAGAATTTTAATAGTTTCAGTCTTCTTCTTCGTCGTCGTCGTTGATGTTGTCATAGTCATTTTCAAATCTTACTGCTAAAATTTCGTCAGGTATAATGTTTCCATTAGAATCGAACATCTCAGGATGTGTATAAACTGGTGCTGTCTGGTAAAAATGTTCTTTTGCCATCCATCCGATTACACCACCTAAAAAGAAGAACATGATTGAAACTAATGTTCCGATGGTGAGGGTTGCTGCTAACATTGTTCTACTCCCGAGATTTACTTTTTCTAATATCTAAAAAAGTGTCAAAGTGAAAGTGTATTTCTCGGTTGAAAAAAGAAATCACTTTTCCAAAAGTCACTCTGAAACTTTTTGGTTTTTCCTGATTTCTTCTCCTTTTTTTATTTCGTAAGAGCAATTCAAATCCACGATTGATTTGAGGATCTTGTTCTTCTTTATTTAGATCTAAATCAGATTCGTTGTCGCTCATCATACATGATTGTTCTCCTTCAAGTATTTAATTGTCTCAGAACATCCACCAATCGCTTCATCATCTACAACGACTTGCGGAAAAGTAGAACCATTTCCAAATTTACGATAAAACTCTTCACGAGTGAAGTCTTGATCTAATTTATAGATTACATGCTGCAACTCTGCCAATTGTAGCACCTGTTCAACTTTTGTGCAATACGGACAACCATCCTTTGAATAAACTGTGAATTTTTTCATATCTCAATATGCAACGTTTTTTCTTGGTTTATATCGATACAAGGCAGTATTATTTTCTGCATTTACCCATCTTAGTATATCATCTTTTCTCTGTTGAGTAAAGAATTCTTGTTTCTCGTACCACTCTTCCCATGGAGTATGACTTTTATCTTGATTGCAGTCATGGCAGCAACAAACAACATTTGTTGCAAAGTCTGTTCCGCCTTTTGATCTAGGAATCACATGGTCTATTGTGAGATTTTTAGTTTCTCTACAATACGCACATTGATTTCCCCATTTACTTTTTATCATTTTTCTCCACTCTCGTTTAGCTTCTGACGGGCAACAAGTCTGTAAATCGAACAGATACTCGTCGGGAGTGAAGTATTTCAGCATAAGCAAGATTCGTCTTACTAATATTTATTCATTTTCAAGTTCTTTTAAGTGATTAATCCACCACTGAGGATCTTTTTGTACTTTCCAATTAGGAACTTCCATTCCCTTTTCAGAGTAGTACTCAAAAAGAGTGCTATCGATAATCTGTGCGATCTCCATATTCCTCTTCCTCCTCATCAACGTCTGCATATGGATTGTCCAAATATGGTCCTCGTTTCCTAAATGGTTCTTGTCGTACATATGAAGACTCTGTATTAACAGCAGACATCCACACAGCAAGTTTCATTGCTATGTAAATCACTGCTATTGGTGTAAAACAAGCAGCAAGGACGATTGGTTTCAATCGCGTTGCCTCCAATCATCTGGTTTATCTTTACCCTCAGTCCACCAATCAACCATATCATCAACGCTATTAAAACTATGCTTTCCAAAACGCTCGTGTCCAAGACCACCAATATCAAGTTGGTTTAAAAAATCGTCCATATCTCCCTCCTGCATGTCGGGATTTTCAGCAGTTCTTCTTGCTTGCCTTAGCATTGTAGCAGCAGTTCTATTTGCCTTTGCAAGTTTCTCTGCCCAAATCATATCTTCCAAACTGACTTCTTCGTGTTTTGCAATTTTCTCACAGATTGCTTCTAACCTAAGTCTATATTGTGTAGAGAGCATATGCAATCTCCATATAGGGTTATTTAGCATTAATCATTGATTCTAAATCATGGATTTTACTGAATTCTTCGTATGCTTTTTCGGATCTTTCAGATAGAATGTCAGAAATATCATCAAGAATTACTTCATTATCAATGTATTCATCCAAATAATTATCCAACGCTTCTTTTAGATAGCGTTTCCGATGCCACTCTGGTGAGTATGGTTTGTAGTGTGCCATAACAAAAAGATTATATGTGATTATTATACAACACTTTATCGTATTGTCAAGTCAAGAGTGATTATGATTTTTATGAGTATGATGTATACCCAGGATCGGAAGAACAATAATACCAAAACCACAAAGTCCCAACCACACTGGACTTGCTGCTAAAACTTCGATTAGGTGAAACATTAGTATCCTCTCCAAGTTTTGAATTCGTGATAGAAATACAAGTCAAGAACTTTATCGTCTAGTGGGGGATTCTCCTCTCTATGTGCCCACTCAACACAAAAATCTACAATACGATGATCGTGTAATGAACTGTGACCCCACATTCTTACAAAAGAAGAAGCAACAAATCCATATCGTTGCTTAATGTGCGGTTCCGTTTCCTTTATAATCTTTGGAGTCATAGTATCCTCCTCTTGTTCCGAAATAAAGTGTTGCTAAAACAAACGGAATTGAAACAAATAAAAGTGCTTTTGTTAATAACATAATTTTATCGTGAATATGCGTGATTAAGTCCCCAAAAAACAAATATTCCTATAACACCGAAAATAGTCATAGCAAGGTAAATTGTTTTGCTCATTAGAGTCCTCCTCCACCGTTTCTAAATCCAGCTATGTAACCAATAATTATTCCACACATGAATGCAACAAACATATAAAGAACATGAGAAACAAAGTCAAAAAAGATTAACCAGTCACTCGTAGTCATTGTGATTATGTTTCTCTTTGATTAATTATTCCATTCTGAGATGCATTCTATCAGAGTCTCTTTGATACATTTTTTGAGAATAACCACGTTGTTGAAATAAAATCATCGTGCCTTGATAGAACATCGTGACAGCAAACACCAGCAAAAATACTATTCCGATTATTTCAATGTAATGTTGAGACATGGAAATATGGGTGGAATAATGCCTATAAGTCTTAAAAGTCTCTCAGAAAATAAAGCCAGGACAACCCATCCTACACACATACTAATAATGGAAGCATTACGATTGTGCTTTCGTATAGCAGCATCAATCATTTTCTGACATTCTTTTTTTGTTACCAGGTGTTCTGGTTCTATTTGATTCATTCTGTGCGCCATGGCACTACTGTACGATCTATGTATGATATTGATTATAGTGTAAACACTATTTTTTGTAGAGTTTTGCTAGTGTTTACTGACATTTCTTCAAAGTTTGTTATAATTAATACCTAGTTAATATTTGCTCTAAGTTTCGCGTAATCAAATATTTTTTGTGGTAAGTTAATTCCTAATACTATTTCAAATCCTTTAAATCCTGGGGATGAGTTTGCTTCACAGATTCGATATCCATCTGGATGAAATAGTAAATCAATGCCAGCAATATCAAGATCAAGAACTTTTGCAACTTGAACGGCAAGCATTTCCATTTGTTCATCAACTTTATATGCTTCACCTAGTCCTCCACGAGAAATATTTGCCTTAAATGATCCATCAGTTGCTTTTCTCTGCATAGCACCAATAACTCTGCCGCCAACGACAATAACTCTAAGATCTCTTCCCTCAGACTCCTTCACATACTCTTGGACGATCATAGAGTTTTTGAAATCTAATGCGGAGATCAATTCCGACAAATTATTGAATTGTTTTTTATCCTCACACAAATACACACCAGCTCCATACGATCCCGTTACCACTTTAACAACACAAGGAAATCCTACTTGTTTTTCGATTAAATCAGAATCACTTGGAAAACGAGTGAGCATTGTTTTGGGGATAGGAAGTCCTGCCTGTGCCATAATCTGATTGGCATACATTTTATCTTTGGCAGCGATAATGGCATCAGAGTTAGGTAAAGTAGGAACATTCAATCTTTCAAATTGTCTTATGACCGAGAGGTTATAATTACCAGTAGCAGACCCAGTACGAGCGAGTAAAACGTCAGGTAAACTAACAATGTTATTTTGGTAGCGAATTGATTTTCTGTCATCACGGGAAACAATTAGATCAATTTCATCAGCATATACTACGGAAAAATCGACTCCAAGTCGATCAGATTCTTCTATGAATCTATCTCTTTCATAAATTTCTTTTGATTTTCTATTAGCAAGCATCCATATCTTCATACTCAATCCCAAGAAACATTTTGTACCAAGAAACCAGGCATCACATAAGTCCAAAAACCAGCACTTTGACTTCCACCAACTTTATACTCCCATTTATATTCAAACTTGTTGTGACTATCCCAGGTCACATATCCTTTCTCTTTATCAAACCTTCCCTTGATTGTGAGACCATGTTTATTAGAGAAGATGTTACGAGTACGCAGAGCACCACCAGTCTCACGAGTTTCTACAACTTTACATACATCAGGATAAGTTTGAAGTTCTACTTCCAATAGACATGGGGTTTCATATGTAAAAGGACGATACACCTTGGGGCGCGGGGGTGCAGTCTGTGCAAATGTTGGTGCAGCAAACAAAATAGTAGCAAGAATCAAAAGTTTTTTCATTTAATTACTTTCTCCCAATGTTCAAAACAATCATAAGCAATCCATTTTAGTTGCTCCTTGAATCAAAGTCAAGGTCCTTGCAAGGATTATTTTCTTCTATATAAAAAAAGGAGTTCAGAGAACTACCTTATTTAGATCAGAGTGCGTTGCCTCTTGGTAAGACTTTCTTAGGGAACACAAAGTTCTCGTGAGGTTGATCCACAGGAGTCATCCAAGCCCGTAAGCCTTCATTATGTTTGGGTTCCGTAACATTTGTTTACTTATTTATCATACTACGGTCTTGGTCTACTGTCAAGTAGTCCTTACTTCAAAATCTGTGCAGATGTGGTTGTGAAGTATCCAAAGATTGAGGCAGTGGTCAATGCCAATAGATCCAGTAAGTAATGCCAACGGAATCACCAATATAGGAATAAACGCCAACCAAATCGCAAATATTGGCGTTTCTGGACACATCAATCAAATATCCAGTCATTGATGTTCCAACTCAAGAAGAGTTTGATGCTGCTGTAAGAGCAGAGCAAAAGAAACAAGAAGAAGAAAAACAAGAGAAGACCAGGGGACTTCCTGATAGTAAACCTGTATTACCACAAGTCCAAGTTCCTGTTCAGGAAACAAAGGATAATCGGAATAATTCCGATGATACCTCCAATACTAACCTAGGAGTGCCCGTCATTGAAGTACCAATCATCGGACAAGTTCCCATTCCACCTAAGGAGCAGGTTATTCTTGCTGGGACTACTGCTACTGCCTCTGTTGCTGCGGCTCTTATTGGCAAATCTTTTGTGGAATGGATGGTAGCTAAGATGAAACCTATCGTTCAACAGATATTTGTAAGGGGTAAGAAACTCCTGAATAGAGACCTCACCCCATATGAATTTCAAATATTTTTTGGATTTGAAAAGCAACAACAAATGAAAAAGGTTGTTAAACTACTTAAAAAAGAACAGAGAAAAGATAAACAAAGACAATACAAAGAGTTTCACGATAAGGGGTCCATTTGATTTTTTAGTTTTTCAAAGTGCTCTCTGCTCACAATTCTACCCTTATATCCAGGGTAAAACTGCTTAACAATTGCAGGAATACCCATCGCGGTAATTGCACTATCACAAATCACACAGACTTCTTGAGTCTCATAATTGACTACGTGCTCAAGTGGAAATTTAGTATTCTTCATAAGTAAATGTTTTGTTTTTAACTTTTGTATCAAATTCACCAGTTCTACCTGGTTTCATTTTTCCAACTCCAACATTCTTTCCTTTACCGGGCCAAGATGTTTTAGAAGTTCCTTTCAGTGTAGCAAATCCTTTTGGTTTACGTTGAATGAGAACTGTATCTTGGTCATCTTTGGATGAACCTTTGACGTTTCTTTTGTGTTTTAATCCACCCTCAGTTCCAAGTTTTTCAATGGTCTTTTTGAATTTACGTTTACCCATTTTACCAGAAGAAACAACGTGAGATTTTTCTCCCACTTTTTTCTCATCTGGTGTTCCTGGGTTTTCAGTGTATCTACCAGAAACTTTGGTTGGACCAGGAAGACCAGCTCCTCTGATTCTTCTTTCAGTTCTAGCAGACCTTGCCTTATTTTCTGCCTTTGACTTATCTCCCCGTTGTCCAGAAAGAATCGCCATACCACCCTTTTCAGATTTACTCATTACACGGGTAAGAGAAGTCTCTTGGATAGAATAGCATTCTACCATAAATTCCTGAAAAGTCTTCATATCTTTATGTTTTTAGTTATTTAGTTTTTTATATAAGTTTTTAGAGGCAACATTCAGTTGCCCGAGAATTCAAGCACTCAAAAAATTCCAGGAATGATTTGTCCAGTGGTGAGATAAGAAACCACTGCTGCAACAAAACCAAGCATTGCCAGGCGGGAGTTGGGGATTTCTGCCTCAGGGGTGAATCCGAATTTCATAGTTGTTCTCCTTATTTTACGTTAGAGTAGATTGAAGTGTCACCATAATCGCGGTGAATTTTATATCCGACGACAGCACCTTTGGTGTTTATCAGAGAAGGCATAAAAACATAGGAAAAAGAAAGGGGGGTGTCAAGCACCCCAAAGTATCAACCGTTACCGTTACTAGGATTTGTTACTCTTCCAAGATATGGATCATAATCCATGAGTTCTTGAATGGACATGTCAGATCCTCTTTGCTGCCACCAATTCCAAATTGCTACGTGATTATTTTGATGAAAGACATCAACATGATCTTGATGAATAGCAGATGGAAACTCAACCTTATACATTAACAATGGAATAGCATATGCATTACCCGAGTTATAAATTAGATCATCTGCAACTGCTCTGGGTTTTACTCCTTGATCAATTTTATATTTTCCGTCTCTACAATGAAGTCTTATCAACTTTTCAGCATGATGACGATTGATTACATAACAAGCAGTAGAAAAGTCATTAACAAATCTTTTGTGAAGTTTGATATGCAAATCCCCTGTACAAATAATAGCCATTTGAACTACGTCCCAATCGTATGGAAAGTATGCTATAAATTCTGACCATGTAAAGTTCCAGTGTTTTACAACTGAAAGATCGCAATCATCTTCCATAATGACGGCGTAAGGAGAATCAGAAGTTTCCAAATAGTGTTTAATTGCTTTTAAATGAGAAGTGGTACATCCAACTTCCCCCGATGACATCATATCAGGATAAGTTCCTCGAAGAATAGTTCCAAGATCATCATCTCTGCCATCATAAGCAGAAACACGTTCATAGTTTTTAACTTGCCAGTATTTAAACTGCTGCTCCATCCAACTCCAACGATCTACTTCATCATCTAAATTGATGCAGTAAATTGGACCAAAGTTTTGAAGTTTATGCGCGGACTTATTTTTTTCTGTAAAATCTAGTTCCATCAGTGCTCAGTTAACTTTTGAATGTTTTTAAGATAATAGTTTTTAATGATATTTTCCCAAGAAAATTGTTTGGCATATTGCCTTATTTCTTCTCTATAAGACCAAGACTTCTTTCTGTTTTCATCAATTACTTTTGAAACATACTCAATATCATTGCATTTTTCTTCTGGGATAACATCAATAAATGGTTTAGTAAGGTCCAGATTTGACTTGCCCCATTCAGAAACAACCACTCCAAGACCAGCAGCAAAAGCTTCCATACAGACAAGAGGATGAGCCTCACCGTCGCTTAGAAGAACTAAATTACCATAATTAGTAAGATTAGCATGGAGATATTCTTTTGTCCACTCACCAAGATACCTAGAAGATTGTTTGAATCGAGAATCTGCAATATTTCCTGCAAAGTATAAATTTGGGATATCATGGTACAAGTATTGCCTCTTTCGTTCATCAATCTTTGCCAAATAGATTGATTTACCCACCATTCCTGGTGCCATAGTAAATTTAAATTTATCCAAAGCAACTCCATTTGGATTCAAAAACAAACGTTCTTTTGGAATTCCACAGAGTTTTTGATACACATCATTAATACCGTCAGATAAACCAAAAACATTTGGTTTAATTCTTGTAAAGTGATCAAAGACTCTTTGCTTATATGGACCCATCATTTCAGGTCTTTCAATGTAAGCAAAGTGAGTTGTCACTGCACAGGGATACTGAATATATTCGTATAGAGGAACCCAGTCATCATAATTGATGTGAACAAAATGAGGACGAAATTCATTAATCATATCAATGATCTTTCTGGGATCACCAATATTAATGATTTGAACCTTATGACCAAGATTACTCAAAGTAAGTTTATAATCCCAGATCAGAGATTCAACAGCACCCCAACCAACTGGTGGAATAGGAGTATTAGGACCAATAATACTAATTCTCATTTGATAATATTTTCGATATTCTCAACGTATCTTGCAATTAACTTTGTAAGAGAAAACGTTTCCATTCCATATTCTCTAATCTCTTTTCTACTTTTAACAGAAACTTTTCTATTCTTTTCAATAGCTTTCTGAATATATTCTAAATCATGCATTTTATCATCGGGGATTACCGTAATGTAGGGTTTAGATGTATCAAGTTCACTTGCACTATGCCGAGAGATTACAACACCAAGTCCATTTACCAATGCTTCTTTAATTGCGAGTGACGTGCCATTTTCACCATCACTAAGTAAAACCATATTAGCATACTTCGTCAGATCACGGCAAAGATCTGATCGACTCCACTCACCCCTGTAATTTGAATTAGTCTTATCAAAGGAAGTGCCTGGTTCATACTTTCCAATGTAATCAATACCTGGAATAGATTGATACACATGTTGCATCTTCCTTTCCGAAATCTTTCCAAGATAAATTGACTTATCTGGATATTCACAGACTTCATTATAGGTAAACTCAGGATCATTAGTTCCTTCCATTAACCAGAAAAGTCTATCCTCAGGAACTCCTTTCTCCTTAAAAAAATCATAATCTTTTGGGGATACTGCAAAGTTATAAAACTTTTCAGTATTATTCAACATAAAATCAAGGATGCGATCATATCCATCACGACGATGCATATTCGGTTGATCAATGTACGGATAGTGACTACTGAATAGAATAGGACACTTTACTTTTCCATACAGATATTCAACAACAGGATAAAAGACATCATAGTGAACATGAATCACATCATAATCTCCTTCAAGACATTCCTCAATAATTTGATTCATATCTGGAACATTGATGATTTCTCCCTCATGTCCCATCTCAGATAAAACACAAGCTCTGTCCCACATCTGTCTTTCTAATGCACCCCATCCATCAGGAGGAATGGGCATGATTCCTGGACCAACTAAACAGAACTTCATTTCACTGCCTCATCATACTTCTTTCTATATGCTTTAATCTCATTTTCACAAGAAATATAATTGCCATCTGGAATTTTTGAAAATAAAACGTCAATCTGATGAACTACTTTCACAGGCAAATCAATACCAGGTCTCGACCAATGTTCTTCAAGAATTGCCTTAGGATAAAATCCACTCGCATTTGCAAATTCAAGAATCTCTTCAATTTGAGGAGAACCTACATTAAAGTTTGAAAAAGAACATTCGAGAAGAATATTCTTTGTTCTTGCCAAAGTCTCAGGAGCCCCTTCAAGAATATCTTTTTCTGATCCTTGAACATCAATTTTTAAGAGATCAACTCCCTCTGGATAAAGATCTCCTTCATCAAGAGTATGAGTTTCCACTTCAATCTCAACACAGTCTTCATAAAATTCAGTATCTTCTTTGTAAAGAGATGCTCCACAGCAAACATCATCATTCTTATTGATATAAAAAGTTACTTTCTCCTTTGCTTTATTTGAAAGTGCAGCAATTGCATAAGGATATCCAACTTGTGATAGTTTTTCCTCACAGTTTGGATTAGCTTCAATCATTATAATGTTTACATTGGGGCAAACTTGACCAAGGCAAGATGCAAACCATCCAGTATTTGCTCCAACATCAATTACAGTTTTTGGATTTACAAGTTGTCGAATACCGTTAAAGTTCATGGATGATACTCCTCCCAATACATTTCTTTTTTGATTTCTTCAAGGTATTCAGATTCAAGTGTATGAAGATACTCATACGAACTATGAAAAACAAACACTGGTTTATACTCATCTTCATATGAGTTTTTTCCCATCCAGATACCATTCTCTTTAATAAGAGGCATTGATTTTGGATGTGCTGTGTGATTCAAAGCACCGCTTGTGAATTTCCAATCATCAAATTGATTGAAAGATAGACACAAAATTAACTCATCAGTCACATTCATCGGAGCAGATCCATCACCATGAATTTCATCATAAATTTCCTGATACTTTTTGAAGATATGATCATGAGATTCCTTCTTAAATAAGAAACATCCTGATGCACCATAAAAGTATTCCGTTCCAGTAGGAGGTAGAAAAGGACGCACTTTTGATAAGTCCACTCTTACATTAGAAAGAAAAGAATTCAAAGTTGGAACCCACCAGTGCTGAGCAAGCATAAACTGATCTTCCGATTCATCAATGAGTTCATCAGTTCGATCATTAATTAGAACTGTATCAACATCCATGTAGAAACAATAATCAGTTTCTACATGTTTATAGAGTTCATATCTCTTTGCCCAGACATGTGGTTGAAGCCAATTTCGATTGAGTTCATCACCATCATTGTCAATCTTATTGACACTTTCATTAACAACTTTTATATTAGACTCATCTGCATAAAATCTTCCATCCATATCGATGACTAAGACTTCATACTTATCCTTTACTCTTTCTTCCAAAGACTTTAAAGATCTCATGAGGTTGGTGTAATACTTATCATCTCCACCAACAATATAACCAAAAGTTTTAGTCGTCACAAAGACCTCCAATAATCAAGTGTATCACTAATAGTTTGTTCTAGGGATATTTTCGGTTCCCATTCTAACCAAGACTTCGCTCTATTTATATTTCCCCAAATAATCTGCTCATTTGTTGGTCTAAAAAATTCTGGTTCAACATAAATTTCTCGGTCTCCAATAATTTTATTGACGATATCTACACATTTATAAGTTTGAGTTCCTCCAAGATTGATCGTAGTATTCTTGATATCAGAACAAAAAATCAATCCTTCAATTAAATCTCGAACATCAACTATTGTTCTTATTGTTTCTAGGTTTCCAACAGGAATTTTACCTTTCTCAAAAACAACTCTCTGACAAATATCAGAAATCAAATCATTCTTTTTTCTTGGTCCAGTGCAGTTAAAAATTCTCACATTGACATAATCAATATTCCCCATTTCATGATAATTTCTTATCAAATGTTCTTGGGCAAGTTTACTTGTCCCATATGGAGAAATTGGACGAGTTGGAGAGTTTTCGTCGGGAGGAGTGCTCCAATCAATATCGCCATATACAGCAGATGATGATGCATTAACAATCAGAGGTTTGTAATCTAATTTTCTACATGCTTCCAAGAGATTGCAAGTTCCGATTATATTAGTTTCTAATGTGTACTTAACATGATTGAAAGAAACATCAGGTCTACTTTGAGCTGCCAAATGATAAATTACTTTTGGTTTATACGCACTAATAATTCTTTCGGTATGAACAGATGAAAGTAGATTCATTTCAACATGATTATCTTTCAAATCTTTTAAGATTGGATCTCTTTCATCAATTGTTGGGTGATAATAAGTTGCCAACACATCACACCTTCGATTACGAAGAGATTCATAGAGATGAGTTCCCATCATCCCCGCAGAACCAGTAATTAAACACTGAACCATAGTTTAAACCTCTCCAATCTTTCTGGTGTTCCGATATCAAATCTACTAGTATTCAAGACCCTGTATTCTAAGGGTATATTATTCAGTATATCATATTCAATACTAATAGGAAACCCCTCTGGTAGAACCAAATCTTTTTTATAGATTTTATAAATTCCAAGATTTACTAGATGCTTCTCGCCAGAGGAATTAATATTTTTTTCTACATACGACTCAACTTTTCCCCCTTTACCAAGGATGTATCCCTCATCTCCTTTTACAATTTCTTCGGTAACAAAAATAGTAGATGCATTGCAATCTAAATTTAAATCACCAGAATGAAAAGTGTCTCCATTCATTACATAGAAACACTCGGGAGGATCTATTTTGGATAAGAATCCTCCTGTTCCAGATGGTTCTCCTTCATTGAAAACATCAACTTCAAGATTCTTGAAATGATTGTAATTAAGATTAGAACAAATTAAGGTAACATCAAACCCAGAAAGATTTTCAAGGACTCTTGCGATAAACGGTTTTCCATGAATATCAACAAAAGGTTTTGGAAGACCATTTGTTACTGCGGAAAGTCTTGTTCCCTTTCCCCCAACTAAAAGGTATAATTTAATCCCCTTTGATAACTCTGTAACTATCATCCTCAAAATGTTGTGTAGAAAATTCAATCAATTCTGTGTCTTCATAGGCTTGCATCTGGTGTCTTAGTCCTGGGTATACGTGAAATCTATCTCCTTTATCTAAGATAACCTGTTTTGCTTTGGTAATGTCATCATCTTCACCATATGTGAGCATGATAGATCCACTTTGAATAAAAAAGGTTTCATCTTTAATTTTATGATAGTGCCAAGAGCATTTTTTGCCTGCTTCAAAAAAGAGAACTTTACCACAATAAAGAGGATTATTGACAATCCAATTTTCATATCCCCATCCCTTTGGGTGGATTTCTTGTTTCTTTTGAGGAAGTTCTATCATCTTTTGTAAGAAATTATCGCTTAGTATTCCCATATGATCACTCTACTCCCAAGTGGCCACTGGCAATAAGAGAATTTCTATCCCAAAGACCAATCATGGGACACTCTCTTTGGGGAATTTCATCTTTCTCAAAGCATACAATGCTATCATAAATGTGCATACTGAAAGTAGTATTTGTAAACTCATTTGGTTCAATAACACCACGAGTATGATGAGCATTGATAAGATCAATAAAGTCTTTGCATCGGTTTGTAAATGTTTCTGGATTAATAATCCCACCATCAAATTCTTCCCAATAACAAGTGTGAGTATCTTCAACCATGTAGATACTACCAAGTTTCATTTTTGGATAAATGTAATCAAAAGTGATATTCATTTGATCCATCGTGTGGCCACCATCGTCAAGTAGAATGTCTGGGACACCAAATTCATCAATTACATCTTGAAGGTAGACAGTATCTGCCTGATCTCCAATCCGAATTTGAATTTTTGAATCTTCGTACTTATAATTCTTATACTCAGGTACAATATCTAAACCAACAATTGTTGCTTTATCTCCAAAGTAGTCCTTCCACATTTGTAGAGATCCACCTTTATCGACACCAATTTCCCACATGGTGATCTTCTTTCCGATGAAACGAGAAAAATGCTTCTCATAAATGGCGGGATAATGAAGCCATTTACTGATTCCCTTTCCTTTGTTTGTCAGAATATAAGTCGTTAAATCTTTCATAATTTTTTATCAATCAGTGTATTTATTCTAAATTGGATGAGGGGTGATGTCAAACTAAACTTATCTCTACACTTGGAAGCATGGTAATAATATTACCTTCAAAATTAAATTCCCTAAGAGATTTGACAATATGATCTTTAAAATTGTGTGCAAGAATAATGATGTTATCTACTGATTTATCAACCAGAGTTTGACGATTGCAAATTTCAAATCCTGTTCCTGGGAAAAACAATCCTTGCTTTTCAGTCGTGTCGTCGATGACATAAGAATCAGGCATGTTATGCACTGAAATTTCAAGTGCATTTAAAAATACACAACCCTTAGCTGCTGCTCCAAAGAAAGCAGTTTTTCCGTGCAAGTTAAGGATAAAGTCCTTCGATTTGTCAACATACTTTTTGACATTCAAATCAAAAGTTGATAGAGAAAGTTTAAACTCTTTCCATTTATAATCTTCCAAAGATTTTGCAACAGGAAAAGATGAACTTTCTTTTGCAATCCACAGTCTCATAGTTCCACCATGAATGTTCTGCTCAGAAATATCAACAATTTTCAAACCATATTCGTGAAATAATTTTTGAAGAGGAGTTAAAAGCCAATAATAATAGTGCTCATGATAAAATTGATCAAATTGGAGAGTTAATAAAGTAGTTAAAGTGTAAGGAAATTCCAATACCCAAACACCATTTGCATCCAAATGTCTTTGAACTCCACGCACAAAAGATCTAATGTTTGCAGTATGTTGGAATACGTTAGTAGAAGTAATAATGTTTGCCTTTGGTAGACTTATTTCCTCATTAAAGAATCCACAAATATATTCAATTCCAGCATCCTCATTTTGTTTTTGAAAACTCTCACTTGCATCGACATTAATCAGTCTCTCAAACTGATTTGATTGCTGCTTAAACGTCTTCAATAACGTTCCATCATTGCCACCAACATCAATCACAACATCTGTATTCAGATGTTGAATAGACTCAAACATTTTTTTGCAGTGTTCAATGTAGGGTTTACTCACCCCACTATGATAAAGATAATTTTTATACAAAATATCAGGAGAAATTTCAGTATCCAAGTGAATAGTAAGATCTTCCTGATATTCTGCTTTCAGCGGATATCTCTTCGCACTTAAAGATTCTTCTCTCGAAGAACAAAGATTATTCACTAATGGTTGTGTACCCAAATCTAATAATGTATCAGTCATATTCATTGTCTCCAAACATCAACGCCGTATTTAACAAACTTAAAAGGAACAACTCTTCCATGCGATCTTTCCTTTAATGCAGTCAATAACTTGTGTCTCTTCTCAAAATCAGTGAAGAAGATCATATGTCCACCACCACCAGCACCTGATATCTTAGCAGCAGTAGCACCATTTTGCATAGCGTAATCATATACGTCAAGCATTTGTTGAGAAGCCACTTTGCTACTTGTTTTTAGTTTATGCAACCAATATTCATTCATCAGGTCAGATATTTTTTTGACATCTCCTACCAATAAACTTTGTTTAAACTCAATACATGCATCCTTAATTTTATGAGTTGCTTCTAAGGTTGACTTATTAGTTTTCAAGTTTTCAGAGGTTGCATCGATGACTCGCACATCGTCACGAGGACTTCCAACATAAAAAAGAACAGTGTTAAGTTCTAACATGTTCCTGACTTTATAGTTTAGTCGAAGAGGATTTACAATCGTTCTCCCATCTTTCAAAAATTCAATATAATTGAATCCACCAAAAGAAGCAGAATATTGATCTTGTAAACCACCAGGAAGATCACAGATAACTCTCTCAACATGAACGGCTAGATTTGCTATTTCATACTCATCTTTTGGTATGTTCTGAAATTCGCAAAGAGCAGAAATTACTGCCACAACCAATGCGCTAGAACTTCCCAATCCACTACCAGGAGGAGCCTCAACATAGGTTGTAACTTTAAGAGGTGTCCTATAACTAAAACTACCCATGAGGTGCTTATATGGCGCTATAAGAAGTTTTAGAGGAGAAAAAGAGTCAATGGACTCATAGAATTCATAAGTCTCTTCTAGGTCCAAATCAACGCTTTTAAAACACCAATCATCCCAAGGTTCAACCTTACAGTATGCATACTGGTCAATAGTTCCACTAAGGACAACTCCGCCATACTCTTGTCGATATGGTTGAAGATCTGTTCCACCACCAGCTAGTCCTAAGCGTAATGGTGCTTTTGCAAAAACAACTTTTGACATGTTTAATGTGTGTATCCAAAATGTTCGTAGTGTTCTTTATACTGATGAACAATCGCATAATTTGGATCTCTCCAATTTGGATTAATTGTAGTTTCAGTAAAGTATGGATTTACTGTATATTGTTTTCCGCAAAGATAATAATAAACAGTCATCCAAACATCAACCCAAGCAAAATTACCACATAAATTTTGCTTAATATAATCAAATTCTTCATCAAATATTTTTACTATTCTATCATAATTTTCAACAAAAGTACTTGTTTTAAAGATAGAACCTCCTGGAATTCCATACCAATTATTGTGGAATTTAGCTCCATACTTTTGAGTTAGATAGTCAATAAATTCTTGCTGAATGAAATTTCCTGGGGCATAAAGACCACAAAACTCAACTTCTTCGTCCACTTCAATTCTTCCTCGAATAAGAACATCATCCTCCATCATAATAATGTGATTAGATTCTGCAACAGTACATGCCTGATAAAATCTATTCAACCATTCTAAGACTTCTTGTTTCTCCATTCCATATATTCCAGATGGATGATTGTGATCTCTTAGTTCCAAATTCCAATCGGAATGATAGTAATAGCAATTGTATTTGTTTGCAATATCGGAGAAATCATCTCCTCCATCAGATACCAGAAAATAGGGACCATCGTTGTGTTCCCTAAAACTTTTAATTGCCTCTTCTGTTGCTTTTTTATTTTTATAAGCTTGATGATATGCTGCTAAAATCATAGTAGTTTTACCAATCCTTCGACACGATTTAACCAAGTATGTTTTTCTTGAACAACTCTCATTTGATGCAAAATTCTTTCTTTGTCATTCATATACTTCAATCCAAGTTCAAATAATTCGGGAATACTTTCTGAATAAAGAACAGAGTCATCGATAAACTCCTGACTGATTTTGGAATTTGTCATTCCAATTTGACCAAAACTAATGGCCTTCATGAGTCTACATCCAATATATCCCCATTTTTTGTGAGTTTCGTTTCTAAAATCAGGACACATGAATGATTTTTGTGTCAGAATTTTATTTGTTTCATCGTCAATTGGATTTACCCAAGGATTATTGACGACAGTTTTGACTCCTACCTTAGCACAACATTCTGCAAACTGTTCGATATATGGAGCATTTACAAATCTTCCAGTGGTTGAAATGCTTCCCAAGAAATAATATGTCTTATCTCTTTCAATATTTACCCAGTCAAAATCAATTTCATGAGGAAGTAGATTTGTTCCCCATGCAACATAGGTAATGTCATACTCTTTATGAGTACGATCATAAAGAACACCAGTATCTAAAACATCACAATCATCTCGATTCAAAACAAAATCATAATTGTCATTATCCATCGATTGCTGCAAATATCTTACATCGATTAATTTCTTGACTTTACCAAGATACTTTTGAGGATTAACGCAAACATGAACATAGTAAATGCTTGTATCTTTTAAAGGAATGTTCTTATCTGCAAATCCCTCAGTAAAGAATACACAATTATCATAGTCAAAGTCTTCTGGATATTCATCATCATGAAACCAGTATGTCTCATATCCTAGGTGTTCAAATGCTCGATACACTGCAATGTGTGTATATGAATGAGTATGGGTATGTAATGGATATCCCCAGATAACTATTTTCATTTTCTATCTTTTAGCAGGTTTCCAAAATAATGAGATGTACTTGGGGTGCCAACATGAAATTCAAATGGTTGAATACCATAAGGCTTTCCAACATTTTCAATAATCTTATGCATATGAATTATACCGTCTTTAAAATGATCTTCAACTTTAGCGAGTTCTTCATAGAATTGAATATGCTTGATAGGCACAACAAAAAACCAATCAGAAAAGTGCCTGTCTCCACCTGCAACATATCCATTTTGATTCATTACAATATCAGATTCTAAATTCTCCATATTAATTTCGCTATGAAAAATCAAATCTGTCCTCATACGAACAATGTATTCATAATCATTAAGATTTTTTATGAGTTTAACGCAATCATATATTCCCTGATATTGAGATTTAACCCTGTATAGAATATCTTTCGATTTCTCTGAGGTGAGAACCATGTCTGGTTCTACAGACAGCATTTCATAATTGGAAACATCAAACACAAATGGGTCATTGACCTGAAGTTTTTTCAGATTCAATGGCGTATATAATTCTTTAAAATCTTCTAGTTCATTATTCTCAAACTTATCGTTGAATTCGTGATGAATTTGAAGATTTTGCCAATCAGAATCCCACTGAAGATTAGCGTATATATCGTAACTCCCAAGACCATCTAGAAAATTTTCTTTAATTTTATCGAAGGTATTTCTAACAAACCTAGGATAACCAGAAAAACAAACAGCAAACTTTTTTTTCATAGTAAAATTTCAGAAATTCTTTTATGTATAGTTATATTTATTTCCTCATCCAAAAGGTTAGTGTATGAACCCCAAGGTTTTGTAACAGTATTCATAATTCTTTAAGTTCCCCTATACCAGTATTACGAACAACATTATAACACCATGCTCTCATTTCACCACCATCTTTAACATCATTCACAACAATTCTTGGACCATTTGGGAGACCCATAACAAGTTTATCCCAGAATAATCCAGCTCTTTTTAATTGACCTTCTAATTCTGCTCTATGGGATTCTCTTCTTCCCGTTACCAAAACAATTTTATATTGTTTCTTTTCCCACTCCTTAAAAACCTCAATAGTTTCTGGTAGCAAAATAAGTTCTTGGGAATATTGTTTTGAAATATCTCCATGACATGATGAAAACATAGTGTTCCATCAATATCACAAAAAATTGTTTTCATCAGAACCTCGGTAATGTAATTTGAATTGGTTGCCCCTGAATTCCAATACCAAATGTATCCAGCATTTTACGATGCATTAATTCGTGACACCAGGCACCAGTTTCATTCATACACTTTTCAAGCATGAGTTGCCAAACTGGAAAGACACTCATAAAGACATCCATTTGCTTTGATCCACCAAAATCAAACCAATCATTAACCATACCATCTGGTTGATTTTGCAAATTAGAATAATGAACAATTTCTGGATCAAGCATTTCAAATGGAATCTTAGTGTGTAAAACTGTGTCTGTTCTACATCTAACAACCCAATCGTATTTAAAGTCATGAGCATATTCATACTCTTTCTTTAACTTATTAACTTCACTCAAACTATAAAAGTATGAAAGACAATTATTGATAGTTCTAGATTTAAACAGTTCTGGTTCTGGATCATTCAGAGATCCATACCAATATCTTTCTAAGGATTGCTGAAAAGGAACTTTTGAATCGATAAAAGTTTTGCTCTTCTCAATACTATAACATACTGGTTTATAAATTTCCAACGCTTTCTCAACAGCATTAGATGCAATTCTTTGACTTGGCCATTCGCCGCCAAACTTATAAGGTTCAGTTTGAAGTTTTTCATCAAACCAGAAGTGAATAAACGTATCTACGTCATATCCTTCACATACATTTTTTAGAATATATGGTGCAACTTCATCAATAAATCTTGGTTGCCCAGAAAGGCATAATGCTATTTTCATTTTAATTGTAAAGCAACTTTTTTAACGAGTGACTCAATGTCAGTATTTGGTTCCCAACCCAAAATATCTTTGGCTTTTTGCCAAGAACCCTTAGAGTATCTAATCGTTTCTTTGGCAACGATTTCTTTGTTTAGAGGATATTGACCTTCGAACATTTTTGGATAACGACTCCAAAGTTCTTGTGCTGGTTTGTGTTCAAGTCCAAGATGTTGACATTCAAGTGCTTCTGCAACCCAAGTAGAAAGTTGATTGACACTTACGGTCACACCAGTGCAAACATTAAAAACATCATTAGGTTGTTTCTGCAAACAAAGTTCCAGCATAGAAACAACATCATTTACCCAAATAAAATCTCTAACCTGCTCACCATCTCCACTCAAAACAGGAGCAATTCCTTTTTTCAACTCTCTTACTACAAAGTTTAAGAGTGGTGGATTGGGACGAGTTTGATCTCCATCTGGACCAAACACATTAAAAAATCGAAGAACTGTAATCTTACTGCCGTAATTTTCACGATAAGACTCAATCAGATCTTCTGCCATCTTTTTGGATAGAGAATAATATAACCGAGGATTGACTTCTAGATCTTCGGTAAAAATATCCGCATCTGTGTTTTCATAAACAGCACTTGTGCTGGCAAAAATAACATGAGGAATATTATACTTCCTTGCAAACTCTAAAACATTTGCAGTTCCCGAAACATTAATACGGAGTGTTTCCAAGGGATTGCTTTCACAATCAGGCAGAGAAGTAATAGCAGCAAGATGGATGATAGCATCGTATTTCTTTCCACACCATTCATACAAAGCCTCAGTTGCAATATCAACGTGGAAAAATGGCGCGATAACGTTTCCATTGACTGTTAAGTTAGAAACATATCCATTTCTAAGGTTATCACAAAGAACCAATTCATGACCTTTTTCGATTAAAAGTTTTGAAAGACCAGAACCAATCTGCCCAGCAGATCCCGTAATCATTATTTTCATTTCAAAAATTCCCTCAAATTATTTTGATTCCTTGGAATATTTATTGCCACACAGGATGGATACGGATTACTCTTGGCAAAATCATTGATGATAACTCTCTGGCAGTGCGGAAGGTTCATCACAATTTCATCATAAGGTATACCTTTTTCTTCTAACTCTTTAATTGTGGTATTGCGATATCTTTCTGGTCTACTTGTAGTCAAGACAATTTTAACTTTACCTGTTGAATAAAGTTCTTTTAGCACTTCAATATTATCTTCCAGAGATTCTCCTGATCCAATATATGGAGGAAACTGATGAGAAGAATTAGTAACCAGTGTTCCATCAATATCTACAAATAAACATTTATATTGAGACTTATATTTGTTCCAAGCGTCCAAGGTTCCCCAGTCTTTAAAGTTAGAAGTTTTGAGTCCAATAAATTTTGATCCAGATAACATCATTTGAAAAATCACATCACTTACATAGCATTCATCTCTACTGCTATAAATCTGCGAATAAGTTTCAACAAATTCTCTGGCGTTAGCAAATCCATATCCACCAGAGGAAAATGTAGAGCTAATGACACGTTTTTCTACGATATTTGTAAGAACTCCATTAATATCAAGTTGAATGTAACTCTTTGATCTTGCATTGATATCATCCATATCGTTTAGATCAAAATATGCAACCTGATTGTCTTCACTATAAATTTTACATTCATAGTATCCATCAGAATCTTTGATAAAGACAAATCCTTCAATATTCTTTTTTTCAATCAATTTACAAACCGTTTCCGACTGGGAAGATGTTTGCTCGTGCAGAAATACAATTTCAGATTTATCTTTGATCCCATACATATCAAGTTCCTCTAAGAATCCAGACTCAAACTTATACTTAGTCTGATGTTCTTGAAGAGCAACAAAATATATTTTATCAAAAAATTCTAAGTTTAATCCTAGAATAGAAGCAATCCCCATGAATGTATTTGTCATTGGATGAGATA